CTCTATCGTTACACCATTTTCCCCTGGTGCCGCACATTTTGCAAGTCCCTCAACTTACTCTTGTGCTCTTTGGTCAAGCCATTATAAGGGTGCTGCAGGTCTACAAGCACACATAGATTTTGAAGATCTTCCCTAATCTTCTGATTCTGGTTCCTACGTTTCCTGAACTGTCCAATAGGCAAAACAAGTTCAGCTTGGCTATAATATTCTTCAAGGTGGGTGAGTTCAGCAACCTCAAGCCCACAAGCCATAGACATAGAAACCAACGCTAAGTCCCGATCAACGGACAGAGAGTAAACACCACTCACACAACCTCCAAATTTACAATTTTGTTCGAGGATGTATGAGCCTTTCAACATCTTGGGGTCGAATCTAAAAACACCCCTCTTGTTGCAAGTTTGCAAGTATTTACCCAATAAAGGCAGCGTAGGTAAGCCTTTATATAAAACCTCATACATATAACCAAGGGAGCTATAATAGTGGCCTAAAAAACCACGCTCAACAACCTCATTGTTAATGACTGATTGCAAACTCTTGATAATCTTGACTGGGTCTTGAGTATAAATATATTTAGATGGTTGATATTCAACAAAGATTCCAGAACAAAAGGTGACATCATGAACACCTAAGCACCACTCAATTTTGGAATCTAATCCAAATGAGCGGTAAGTGTTTATGTATCTACCTTCATCAAAATCATGTAAATATCCTGAGTAATTATCATCACCTAATATCTCATCCAGATCTTCTTCTGGAAAATTACCACAGTCACAGAGTTCAAGCATACAATCATAACCATGAGGACAGCAATTAACTGCTCGGTCATATTTGGTGGCAACGCAGTTGATTTGTCCATTGCCCAAGCCAGTGTCACGATCACCGCTACCACGGCATTCTTCAAAACACACATCCACACCTTCCGAAACGCAATTCTTCATGCGTTTAATAGCAAAGAGAGTAGTATACTCATCAATATGAGCATCACTAAAACCACTTTTAATCATGGCCCTAACATTAATGTCGTATTCAATTCTGAGTGCTAAGTCTCTTTGCGTTGATTCGTACTTGGACATGTCATTCTTGCGGAATCTGACACACTTGGTCGCCATATAACTCAGGCGATCACCCATTTGTAGGAAGTTACGCCCCAAGGCCACACAACTAAGTGACCTATATGCCTTCTCAAGGGGCTCAACGTAGCGATTATATAATAAATTAAATTTTGGATCACGACCCAAGATAAGACGGGGAGGTTTAAACTCGAAATATCTTTCATTCTTGATAAACGTTTTGATCTTAGAATCTCTCTGGGCGTTGAACCCATTCTGTGTTACTTGTTTCGCTGCTTTAACGTAACGAGATAACAAAGGACCACGCATTGAAGAAAATTGTTCTTGACAATTCGTGATTTCACCGTCTAGAGATTTAGCCATCTTGTTCGAAATACTCGTAATAATTCGATTTAACAAGGGCATAAAAAGTTTACCAACATTAGGGGTCTCCTTCAAATATCTTTGATGGAAAGCTACATATTGATTATGAGGGCATCCTGCATTTACAAAAGTTTCAGATGTTAAACATGACGAGGGCGCAGGAATACCAGAATAGTAAACTTCGTCACATTTATTGAGATTCTTCAACCATGGCAACTCACGATATGTGAGGGCCGCTTTCTTCCAGTCTGCAAATTTGTTCAACTGGCCATCATCCGTAGATATAAAGTCCGCACCAACTTGTATGCCATCCACAACGCGGCTACCAAAAAGTAGTCGTTGACAAATCCGTGTAATAGGGGTGGCAGTGACGTGGACATAAATAGGTACAGAAACCAGGAACAAACGTTTAAGACCAGCCAGAAAACTGTCGAAAATTGCCAGGTTGAGAAACCCCGTGTGCGTGGATCAGTTTCGCGGAGTAAGATGGTCGAATCCAACTCATCCGTTACACGCGCACAGGTCAAGTCAATACTTGCCAACTCTAAATTTGAGGGTTCGATCTTCTTGTCGACAACGTATTGATAAGCCAGCTTCTTCATGTGGATAAGGCACTGCTGGCGATTCTCGTAATGTACTTGTTTCCGCAACCGAAGATGCCTATAGAGCTTAGATGACACTAGCTCATCAGAGAAATCAAAGTGGGAATCAGGGTGGATCTTCCGAGAATAAAGATCAGTGGGATCATATGATGCCTGCTTCCTACTAAACCACCAAGACCCGGAGGCAGTAGGTAAGTTAACGACGTAGTCACTCTCCTGAGGCTTAACCTCATGATAAACCTTATCGGGAGCGACATCCAGTAACCTAACAGCTGGGCGTTCTTCAGCCACAACCATAGGCACATGGTTAACGTCGGGGATCACAAAATCCTCACACAGAACAATATCAGTATGACCGCAAATGTGACAAACAGGTGCCGCAGTTTCATCAATAGCGGCTTGGTGTTGCACTACCCAGTCATTAAATCGTCGCAGGGC